AATATTAAATAAATATTGATTGCTGCCAAGGCTTCCGCCACCGCCTAAATATTTTCTAGCCGTAATCCTGACAAGAAAAAACCGCTCACTAGCTGGCTTTTCTGCGTCTGTTGAAAAGGTCATCTTTTAACCCCTAAAGCAATCCTAGCCGCGCCTGTATTTGTAACACCAACAGGCTGCAACCAATCAACCCATACGCCTAAATATCTATCATCGTTTAATCTTGTATAGTTTTGCGTCTCAAGTCTTATAAAATAAGTATCTTGAGCGTTTACTGGGTAATCGTTAAATCTAAACGTCAAATCACCTAGCCAAAATTCACCAGTTTGATTGATAACCGTATCGCTAAACACTTCCCAGTCACTTGCGCAGACTGCCTCTCCCAGCACGTTGCCGCTTAAAACGAGCCTTAGCTGGTAGCTAAATGGGTTTGGATTTCTATGATAAACGCGCAAATTGGCTATAGATAGGTCACCGTCATTTACAAAATCATAGTTTCCTAGCTCAGTTTTCGCAGATGACACCATGATAAAATAACCCTTCTGAGGGTATTGCTCAATATTCATATAACCTCCCTAAGCTCTACGGCTAGATTATAATAACCGCGCAATACGTGCTGCAGTTGAAGAGGGCTTGTTACTGATACATAGTGCGTCATCTGTGAAAGGTTTGTACTTACGAAGTTTTTCGGATCTATACAGAGAAAAAAAGGCTTTTCTACGCCAAGGTCATAAAAAAGTTGCTCCATTTCTATTAGTTCATCATCTTTAAGAAACTGGACGCCAATGCTACTTAAAGATAATACCTTGGGCCTTCTGTCGACATACATTGCGCCAGACTCAGAGAATAGCCTTACGCTTTGGTCTTCTCTTACGCGGTTAAATCCTGTCGCAATATTTGTATTCACAGGCACAACAGATGAGCCAATATAGGCAACGGCAACTTGTATGTCATCATTAGTGCGATCATCAATAAATAGACGCCAAAAACGACATTGCTGCAAATCATCTGGAGCTATAAAGGCACCTTCTCCAGATACCTCAAGGCTGACATCGACAGGCAAAGTATCAATCCACCAATCAAGGTTATTGCCCTGTAATTTTATGCTTGCCGTATTGCTTTTAAACACTTCACCGCTTGGTGCTAAAAGAGCCGCAAAATTTACATCCTGCGGCAATCCCATATCTACTTTAATCCAAACGCCAGTATTATATCTGCGCTCGTCAGCCTGTAATACTGTTCCCGTGCGGTCTGTTGTGCCAAGAAAGCCTAAAGCATACCAAGCCGCATTAGTTTGATTGCTAATATTTAATGTCTTTGATGAACCAAAAGTTATCCGTAATCGATCACCGTCACCTACACTTAAGACAGCTCCGGCTCCCGAGCACTTGCTATTAAATTCAGTAATCAGCTGCGCTCTGGTGTAGCTGCCTTCTGCGAGCGTATACGTGGACGCATTAATATAAACCTTGCAGTTTTTTGCGTGAATCTCAAACAAGTTCTCCGGCTTCCACAATTTACTTCTAATGGCATTGTAGACATTGGACGCAGGAAAGCCGGATTTACTACCAGACGACGACATAAGCTCAGAATCAAGGTAGTTATTAAACGAGAATCTCGCATTTTTTGTAGCCGTCATGCTGTCAGCCTCTTATTTTGTCGATTAAGCTGTAGAATTATATCAGCGAAAGCGTTCTGATTCACCTTAGCCTCAGTCTTAACTATGATTGGTGCTTGGACTGCAGACAAGATAGCCGCCAATACAGCCGTATCACTGCCAGTATTTTCCGGTGATTGACGCTGCAGATATGCCGCAAGCTCACCAACCATGTCCCGTGGAATGACCATTTCGCCAGGTGTCAACATAGCTGGTACGGTATCTGTGCCTCTAGGGTTAAAACCGTCAGCCGCGTATACAAGGCCGCCCTTTGCAAAGCCAAGTGCAGAGCCTATCTGTTGAAAAAATCCACCAACCCCACTGCCTACATTGCTTATATTTCCGATTGTCTCAGCCGCAGATTGAATTGCATCGGTTAATGGCCTCAGCGCAGCAATAAACGGATCAAAAATACTTGTGAGAGCTTCACCTATGTCTGCAGCAAAAGATTGCAAGGCTTGAGAAAATGCTGGACCAATATTATTAAAAAATTGGCTAAAGCCTGTACCTAAAGCGTTTACCCATTCATTGATAGTGTTGCCAAAATTTTCAAAAAATAGTGAAAACTCTCTATCTAATGTCTTACCAGCTTGATTAAATGAGTCGTCAATATCTCTAGCAAATGATTCTCCGGCTTTTACTAACCCAGGGCCTAAAGCAAAAAATGCCTCTCTAAATCCGTCCCTAGCTCTTGTTCCGCCTTCCGTGATGCCTGACTTGATAACGTCTGCTATTTCATTTCCAGATTTTCCAAAAACCTCTTCACCTATACGCGCCCAGACAGGCTGGAGAGCCATAGACTTAGCAATCGCAATACCGATTCTTGCGGCACCTCCACGATTTACTAAAACATCAACTAAAGTCTCCACAACTACAGGTATAGATTCACTGATAGCTTCAATAATATCTGGAATAGCTTTTATAAAATCTTTAATAAATTGTTTAGTAGCTTCAGGGCCTCTCGCTAGCAATTCTGCCAAGCCAGCAACAGCACCACCGATACCTGGCAGTAACAAATCACCGATGCCGCCAAGTGTTTTCGACACAAGCTCAGTAGCTCCAGCTTTGCCTTTTAGAGCCATGTTAAGGCCACCAACTACGCTAGCCGCTACTTCTTCTTTGCTGAATGGTCCTTTTTTACTGATAGCAAATTCTATAGGCGCAGCCGCAGCACGTTCAATATTTTGACGAGCTTTCAGTGCTGCCTCTTCAGCGTCTTTGGCTTGCTTCTCTGCACTTCGGAGATTTTCAGCCTCAATCTTGGCATTGAAATCCGTGACAATTTTAAGCCTTAAATCCTCAGCCTCTTGAACGCTGATAACTCTTTTTTTCTCAAACTCTGCTAGCTTTTGAAGTGCTGCTTGAGCTTTAAAAGCCTGTTTTTCAGCGTCAGTGCCAAATTCTCCAAAAAGCCCTTCTTTAAATTTCTTAGCCTCATCTGCAAGTTTTTGAGCTTCTTTTTTCAAAGCCTCAAGCTCTTTGCCTGTCTTTGCTAAAGCGTCAGGAGCTTTTGATTGTGGAAAAGAATTTAATCTATCTATAAAGTTAGATGTTGCTTTTGTTGTGCCTTGAGCTTGTTCTACAATTCCAGCAAATCCATCAGCAACCTTTTTTGATTGATCGCCTATATTTATATCTCTAAAAGCTGCAGCCTCTTCATTTAAAAGCCTAGCATTTTGCGCTGCAATGGCATAAGCAGAGCTAGTGCCAAGAATTGACGCGCCAATATTTAAATCTCTTGATTCTTGTTCTTCTCTTCCTCTTTTTACTGCTTCGGTTAATTTATCAACAGCTGCAGCCGTAGCCTCTAAAGATGATTGTATAAAAGAGCTTTCTGTTGCTGTTTTTCCAATTTCTTTTATAAAATCTTTAAAGGAATTAGTTAATTGGCTAATTCTTCCACTAAAAGTATCTAAATCTTTAGCAGCCGCTCCACCAAACTTTTCATTCACTAAAGCAATGGCGTCTCCAGCTTTAAGTTGATCGGCTGTAAGATTTCTAAATTCTGCGCCAAGATTACCAACCTTGCCTATAGAGCCGTCAAGTGTACCGCCAAGCTGTCTGACTGCAGTATCAACATCAACACCTGTAGCTGCAGCTAGATCAATAGCAGCTTTTGTAAGCTCTTTGGCTTGGTCAGTAGTAATGCCGAATGACTTGGCGGTGATAAATGCTTGCTTTACTAAGTCATCACTAATGCTAGTAGCTTCTTTTAAGGCGTCTGCAAATTCTAAAACACCGCCAACGGCATCTTTGCTAGCCTCATCTGTTGCTCTTAAAGAAGCCTCAATTTGGCGGGTAAGTTTTGCCTCCTCTACGGCCTCAGTTATCGCATTTGATAAAAGGCTATAAGCTGAAACAACACCGGCAATAGTAGCTGTTATTGGTAGAAAAGCGTCTTCAAAAGATCCAAAAAAATTCTTAACACTTTTTCCTGAATTTTTTAGAGAATCTATAAGACTCTCATTTTGTTTTTCTGTGTTTTTTAATACCTTTACGCTTTCCTTGCCAAAAAGCTCAATAGCAGCCTGTGCGTCTTTAGACTCAAGGTTAATTTGTATGGTTACGTCATTTTCTGCCATTTTTTGACCTCATGTCATCGGCTTGGCACTTATCTAGTTCGATGTCAATTATAGCAAAAATTTCTGCTTTAATCGCATCAAGCTCTCCTAGCGGACTAAAATAACCTAACTTAGCTAAGCGTTTTCTCTGGCTGTATTCTGCAACGTAACAGGCTGCTTCGTTTGTCATGCTAGAGCCTTTAAAACTTGCTCTAGCTTGCATCCTAATTGCAGCCTTTAGCCGTTTCCCACCTTGAACCCATTAAGAAGCATTCCAGCTACTTCAATAAGTACCGCGTGCATTTCTTCAGAGTATTGCATTTCTTCAAACGAAGAAATTACCTCACCTGTTTCTTTATGCTTTAGATCTACTTTTTCGTAATGCTTTTGGCTGATTTTGACCATTTCGCGGACACCAGCAATTTGCTTGGCCTTTGATGCCTGGACGCTGCCATCATCATCGACATCAATGCTGATACGCTCAATGTACTCATACTTTTCATCAAAAGTAGGGAGGCGCAGCATTACACTGCCCTCCCATTTAGCCGCCTTACCTTTACAAACCGTAGGAACGATAGTCACTGTTTTCATTTAAGCCTCTTAGACAAAGGCTACATAAACCTCACCGGCACCTTCTGCATTTACAAAAGCAGTCAGCTCAAGGTCAAGCTGAGCCAGTCCATCGGCATCGGATACGGAAAAAGAGGTGATAGTAGCGGTTGGGACATATAAACATCCTGCCTTACCAGCTGCCCAGTTTCCACCACTTTTTTCACCGAAGCTATACTGAAACTTGATTTCAGAGTTACTGCGGAAACGTTCAAATTGTTTTGCGTCATACTTTTCAAGCAAGGCAGATACAGAGATAGTCACTGCGCGGCTTTGAACGATAGAGCCTTGGATACCAGAGGCAGAGCAAACGGAGCTTATGTCTGCTTTTGGTGTGTCGATTGACAGGCTTACAGTGCTAGCTTTAAAGCAAGCATACTCAGACGCTAGGCCAAGCATAACTTCGTTATCTTTGGCAGCAAGCGGATCGGCTGCGTCAAATGTCGGTGCTTGCGGAGAAGAAAGCACTACAGCGTCATCAGATACATAGCTAAGTGCTCCAGTATCATCAGCTGTAAAGCCTAATGTTGCGCCAATAGAATCTGTGCCAGTCAGCCAGTCAATATCAAGCGTGCCAGATGCCTTGCTTACAGTAAACTTGCCTGTAGCAGAATCGTAGCTACAAGCAATTGCAGCTCCAGCTGCAGAGGTAGCCGCAGCCGCTACAGCGTCAGCAAGCTCAATAGGTGTCTTATAGATTTTAGCCTGTACGGTTGCCGTAACAACGCCAGCACCTACGTCCAAGTCAATTTTATTTGCACCAGCCTCTACTTCGATAGGGTCAAAATAGAACCCTACGCCTTCAAGAGAGTAGCTAGCATTAATCAAGTCACCGGCCGTAATGTCAATAGAAGCACTTGTAACACGGCTGCCGGCCATCATTTGCACCGCGCCACCGTTACCCAAATAGTGCCACATGGTCAAAGTTGGGTGATTTTCGTTTGCTGGCTTATAAAGCACGCACTTGCCAAGGTTAACAGCTGCAGGTGTCGCTACTGGAGTTTGAAAGCTCAAAGCCAAATCGTCACCGGATACGCTATCAACAGCACGGATGCGGTAGCCATTAGTGGAATCTTTAATCAAAACAGCTTGGCCACGCTCAAATTGTGCGCCTTCTCCGGCACCAACTTTAAGAGCCGATACTGTAGAGCCAGCAATTGTGTCATATTCTGTCGACGCAACAGCTTTAGAACCAAGGCTAGCCTCTAGTACTAGGCCATAGTTTGGCTCTTGGCCTTCAACTCCAGAAGCTCGTAGGTAACAGCTTAGGCTTGCTGATGGGGCTTCTGCGCCCAAGATTGCCTTAGCTGCGCCAATAGATCCGCGTAGCTCGGCATTTTCAAGCGTGTTAACGTTTGGTGCCATAGAAAAGTCATCTTGCAAAGCTACATAGTCAGTAGCAGCTGCAGGTTTTACTGGTACGCCTTCAGTAACTTCTTTTTTAATTGCAAGCACTGAATTTCTTGTCTGAATCGATGCCATATTTTTAGCTCCTATTTGCTCCTACGGGAGCGTTTACGTTAAAAAAAGTCAGGTAGTCGGCTCCTGATATTCTACATTTAAAGTGATTTCTAGGGCAAGGTACTTAGACTGTGCGCCTTGTATGTAGTCAATACCGCCATCTGCGCTGATTACAGCCTTGATAGCCTTGCCTCCAAGTGTTGAATCAGTCTCAAACGCAAGCAATATAGCGCGCTGGGCGTCGATGATATCTTTTTCAATCATCGCTCTACCAGTGGTGTCATTTTCGGTATTCACTACTTGATGAATCAGGCCAATAGTATAGTCACGCTGCCATGATACAAGGCAGCCGACATAACGCTCAGTATTTGTGCCTGGGCCAATAGCTAGGCCGTAGGCTTTTCTTAATAATATCGCAGTATTTTCATCTAGTGAATATGGATTCGGTACGCGCTGAAAAGCAGGTAAAACCGTTGCTAGCTTTGTTACAATGGCGTCATAAATTTCTGCAATCTTTGTCATCTGGTTAGCCAGCCTTGTTTATCTTTAATGTCAAACTGATCGACATGCCCATCCATAGACGTGTCGATAACAAAGCAGCGTGTGTTTAGCTCTTCGTTATATCTCTTTCGTGCGTTTGAGGCGTGATCTACATAAGGTGCGCCAAAGGCTTGATAAACAATTTCGGCAACCTTGTGACACCCAGCGTCTTCAAATACGGACCAATCAAGTAGCTGGCCAGGTGTTACGATAAAATTGCGCTTTCTAATTTCTTTGATAATGGCGTCTGAGGCCATAAAGTGCTGTTCATCCCAGTTTATTTTGCCTGTTTTAAAACCAGACAAAATTTGAGACTGCATAAGGTCGGGATAATGACCGGCCATCGCTAAATCACTGCTAAACTTTTGTCCGATATAAGCCAAGCCTACTGACAAGGCGTCTGCCCAAGATAAGCGAAGCCAAAATCTGTTATAGACGTTAGTGCCAGATAATCCTACATCGACGCTTTTCTGCTCCTGATTCCACCCTTTGTCTATATCAAGTGCCCAAGATATCCGGCCTGATTTTGTCAGCCCTTCAGTTTGGTCGATAACGTCGACAACCTGTGACCACCCTTGATTAAACCATACCTCTATTGTAGGTGCTCCGGCAGTAGCTACAAGTGGAGTAGATAGCTCTAACCAGAGGTTATTAAATGGGCTTGTTGCGCCAATGTAAACAAACTCGCCAGCCGTATAACTTAGAGCATAAGTCCCGACTCTAAAGTCTGACACCGCGACAGAAATATCTGTCGACTCATGAAATACTCTTTGGGTTATAAGGCTGACGGTCATTTTTAAACCTCGGGAATAGGTGCTACGTTTGGCTCTTTTGGTGCTTCTACTGGTTTAGGTAATGGTAGTGGTGCTGGCATAGTAACCTCCTTAGTACATATATTGTAGATAAATTCTATCGCCTACGGACAGCTTGCCAAGGAAATAGGTAGTAAATGTGATGCGCGTTACACCACCAACACTTGATAACGTGTAATCTTCAAGAGCACCTTCAATGTGAGGGATACCACCAGAGATTAGCAGCATTGAATCAGTGACAGACAGATGCGCGCAGTCAATATATCCATTAGAAATATCTGTACTATTAAGCACAAAAGTTTCTTTTTTCGGCGTGATAGCAGCAGGGATTGCTTGCCAGCTAAGGTCACCGCGCAAGTATTGGCTAGTCGTACCTGTGCCAAGGCTATCTTGTTTTAGTGCAAGTGCGTCATATACAGCATTTTGGCTAGGTGCTTTTGCCGTTTCACCGTCAACTATTGCGTCTTCTACGACAGAGGCTGGCAAATCTTGCCATGACAAATCACCTGCAAGGTATTGGCCTGCAGTGCCAGTGCCAAGGCTATCTTGTTTTCCGCCAAGAGCTGAATCCATTTGGCCCTTGTTTACTGCGTCAGCTGAATCAGTCGCGTTAGCAAGGTTAACGATTTTATGATTAGTCAAATCAAGCTCTTTGGCGTTGATTTTAACCTTACCGCGTACACCTGTGCCGCTTACAGCTGCAGTCTCAAGCTCAATGTTACCGCCATTCGCGTTAGCTTGTAGGCCGTAGGCATCTGGCTGAATAAAGATCGTCTTACCAGCTGTATCACCTGCAGGGTCATAGTTTTCCATTGCAGACAAGATATACATGTCCGTACCAGCCGAAGCATGTACGTAGGCAAAATTAAACATCCACTGCTTGCCCCAGTCACCGCTATTGTGACTGTTGTTAGCCAATGGCTTAAGCATCTTGGTCTCAAGGTCATGATTGACTCTTGGAGTCATTGCCACAAGCTGCCCACCGTTTAGCAATTGCGGTACAGACTTGCCTTGAGAAATCAAATCAGCGTCAGCGTAGCTACTTGCTCCGTCAACTGTAAGATTTTCAATATACATCCCGCGAAGGAAGGCAGAGCACCTACGGTTGAAATCATTAACTGTTGTGGTCAAAGTCAGTGTGCCGCCAATATATCCGCCAGATGCGCTCAATATTGTAGCCATGCCACCGTTAGGGTGCTGATTCAGCGTTACGTTTCCGTAACAGATGTTGTCTTTAAATGTGCCAACATTGATACCACTAACCGTCAATGATCCAAAAAACTGACAGCTATCAAAAGCCGCTTGAGCAATGGCGTTATTGTAACCGTTCATAGTTACTGCGCTATTAAAAAGTACTTCTGTGAAATACAATTTTCCAGCAGCAGAAGTGACTGCATTCCAATCAAAGTTACATGCGCCAGTCAAAATGATTCGGCCCATACCAGAGCGATTATCAGCAGATCCTGAGAATGATGAATCAAGAGCAACAGATGACGCCGTAACTCTGACAGCTTCTTTAAGGTCACCAATTACAAAGACGTTTGGCTTTAAAGTCAATGCGCCTTCAGTATATGCGCCAGCCTCTACTTTAATTCCATAACGCTTAGTAGGGCTTGCGTCAGTAATGCTTGTCATCGCGGCTGCGATAGTAGCGTATGGCTTAGTTAATGTGCCGTCACCTGTGACATCACTTCCGCCTTTGCTAACAATTTTGGTTTGAGCAATGCCGACAGACGTTGCGACTTCCTGCCATGTAAGATCGCCACGTAGGAATTGACTGGTAGTGCCTGTGCCAAGGCTTGCTTGTTTGAGAGCTAATGCTTGGTGTACTGCATCCTGAGAAGGTGCTACGTCAATTACGCCTGATACAATTTCATTAGTAACTGCGGCCGTTTTTGCACGCTCATTTGTGAAATAAAGATTTGTAGAGCCTTCAACTACATCATCAGTAGTGCCAGGGCTTGCGCTAATTTCTACATAACCAGAGCCTGACCAGCGATAACATTTATTAGTATCTTTTGTGACATAGATTTTTGAAGCTTCACCTTCTGCGGGTAGTGCAGCTAAATCATCCACTTCGATTACATCGTCGACATAGCTTGGCAACTGAGTAGATGGTACTTTACCATCTACAAGGTCAGCTTTACCGCCAAGCTCTTGGTCGACGTATGCTTTTGTGGTTAAGTCATATCCTTCAACAGGCATGATGGCTTGTGGGCCTGTACCGGCAGCAATATCAACTGTAAAAAGCTGAGCCTTGTGAGGGAAAATTTTAGACATGCTGATATTATTACCAGCATTTTCTGTTTTACTAACTCCCATCCAGGAGTCTGTGCCGTCCCAGCCCATAGATGCGATATATTCAGCTGATGCTGTTAGCTTGCGGCTTTCGATTGTGTCTTTTGTAACGCGTCCTTTAGATACGCTGCCGTCAGCCTCATTTGCTAATACTTCTAATTTGTCATTGATAATTACTGAGGATGGATCATTTGCGCCTTGCTCAAGTGATCTAGTTTGTAGTTGTCCACCTACGTTAAGCATTAGGCCAATGCTTGCGTCATAGGTTAAAAATTCAGAGCGGTCAATCGCTGTACCGTCTGGAGTAGCAAAAAGCATAGCTGTCGGCAAAAGGCCACCAGGTAATAATGTTGAAACAGCTCCAGAAGCTGCACTATCAACGTATGATTTGCGTGCAACATCATCTGCATCAACTGGGTCAGCTGTCACAGTAGGAACGCTAACAAATTCGACTTTATCGCTTGCGTTTACTTTTAAGATTTCTTTGTCTGCTCCTGCAGCCGTTTTACCTTTTAAAGCTTGGTTATTATCAAGCTGAATTCGATCACCGTTTAATGGTGCATTTGGATCGACATATTTACCTTTTAACAGTGCCATTCTCTACCTCATGTGTAAGTGTAAGTTACTCTAATTTTATCACCTACCGCGAGTGACGCTGCAATAGGTTTACCTGACCAAGAAAGTGTGTAATTAACTACCTCAAAATCCTCACCATAAACCTGTGGGCCGCCACTAATGACATCTAGCATGACGCTTGTTGGGTCTGTTGGTGTATGAGCTAGTCCAACTTCACCTAATAGAATTTGATTAGCGTCTAATGTGAAATATTCTACCTTAAATGTCTTACCAGCGACAGATGACGATGGGACATTTTTCCAAAGGCTTGTACCTGAGTCGTATTGCAAAATATCGCCATTAGTCACACCGTTAATGGCTACATTGTGAAGCTCTTGTAATTCAAAACCGTTTTGAATTTTGACTTCAATAATACCCTCTGTCGGGTGACTTCTTACAACATAACCGCAGAATACTGCGTGATTAGGTGCGCTTGGTTTTGTAGTTGTAAGCCCGCCAGGTGTGCTAGGGCTAAGCCATAACAAATCACCTTCTGTGTACATATTGGTCGGCACATTTATAAGCTCACCGCTTGTTACAACGTAGCCTGTGCCGTTATGTAGAATTGCCTCTTTTGTAATGGCAAAAGTTTTAGAGCTAGTCATTTCAGAGCTAGCTTGAGCCAATGTAACTAGCGGCCTATTTCCGCTTGCTCCAGAAATATAGACGACAGATTTTGCAGGTATTGTGACGCCTGTCTGATTTCTTACAACACAAAGTAAAGTTAAGGCTTCTGTTGAAGGAGGTGCCGTGCCAGCTAAAGGCTCTGCAATACCGTCATCCCGCATGATTTTAAAAATCTGCGCGTCTTCGTCATACCAAAGATAAACGCGGTTGGCGGGTGGTGTATCTGGCTGAGTTACCGCTAGAAAGCGTATTTTAGACATTATTAAGCCTCAATTACTAATGTGCCTTCGACAAACAAGTTACCCAGCACTTCCAAATCGCCAAAAGTTACGCTGATTTTATACTCTGCTATCTTGACCGTCATGGTAGCTGGAATAGTTGACCAACCGCAATGCCAATCTGAGCCAGCCGTGACTGGTACGACAAAAGCCATTTTAACTTATTTCCTCTACGATTAAAACTGGCGCACCAATTTGTGCACGTGCCCAGAGTTGTATTTCGTCTGTGATATCGTAGTTTCTTTCACTATTTTCATTTAATACTGTGCCGACATAGCCGACATCATTTCTAAAGTTAATTTTTATCTGAGTACCTGTGTCGTAATTTTGTAGATTTATTGCGTTACGATTTGCAAGCGGACCGCCTGGAGGTAGAGCCGTCCAAGCACTATCTGATAAAACAACTTCAGTGACACGTCCGCCAATCTTAAGGCCAGAAGGCGAAAATGTACCGCTAACCTCACCCGATAAAGTAGTCCTTACAACCACGTCACCGTTATCATTGAGGTCAAACTTTTCGTACTCTCTGTCTTGTATTGACTTCGGAAGTGTCGACATCAGATTTCACCTTTTTGACTTTGACATCACCAGTATAGTAGGCGACGTGTCGATTACCGTAAGGGACTATGAAGTGTATTTTAATAGGTGTGCGCAATGATCGCAACTTATCTACAAGATCTTGCGGGTCATTGCCGACAATAAAACCCATTGCGTCATACGGGTTCAGAGAATCAAAAGCTAGCATTTATTACTCCAGCAAAAGAGGGGGCACTTGGCCCCCCCTTAAGTTTACCGCTAATTAAGCAGCTGTAACCTTAATACACTTCTTAGCTCCTTCGATGCCAAGGGCAACGCCAAAGATAAGGTCGCAAGAAAGGAGTACACCATGCTTGCCGACTGGGTGAAGATCAGATACTTTGATCGACATTTCTTTCGCCATAACCATAAGCAGAGCGTCTGGATGGAAGAAATATCCAACGTCTTCAGCCAAAGAGTTGTCTTCAAAGATTTGGAAGCCATAACGACGAAGGCCAAGCTTACCAGAGATAACTGGAGCATCAGCCGCGCCAAAGTCAGAGCTAACCAAAGTCTGAGCAGCCAATACATCGCTGTAATAGCTAGGGTCGGTCAAACCATACCAGCCCTTCATAGTATCCCACTTAGCTTGTGCAGCAAGTTTACGGATAGCTAGAAGTTGAGTATTGTTAAGATCACCTGTGACAAGTTGGTGGTCTGGAGCCGCAGCCGATGGAATCATAGCAGCGTAAAGTGCAGAGTTAACAGCTTTCTCAACAGAGAAAACCAAAGACTGCATTACTTCTGGATTGCCAGACTCGATCATAGACATAAGCTCAACTTCGTCAGCAAACTCGAAAGCTGCAGTGACGTGCTTATCAGCTTTTACATCTACATAGCTTGTAGAGATTGCCGAAGCAGAAAACTCGTTAGATCCTGAAGTGCCTACAGTTTTTGTCGTAGCTGTTGGAGCATTGACGCTGTAAACACGGACAGTATCGCCCATTTTCTTAAGATCGCCTTGGTATTCCTTGTTAACAAGGCTTCCCAAAAGAAGAGACTCGCGAAGTTGCTGGGTAGCCATAGGCGACCAAAACTTCTGCACCTGATATTGAACGTCTGTTAGATTAGTAGATGCCATTTTAAAACTCCTGTTTTAATTT